ACCCAACGCAGGCACAAATATCCGAAGCGGCAACCAAGGCGTTCGGCAAGAAGTTTTGCTTCAGTTGCCAAACATATAAGCCTTTGAGCGAGGGGTCCAACGAAGTCCATAGGAGGAACAGATGGAGATGTTTTCTGTGTCAAAAGAAGCAGCGGCCTTTATCGGGTTTGGGGTACTAGTTGTATCGGCGATACAGCTTTGGCTATGGAAAACCCCGGCTCCTGACTGCTGCGAACATTCTGGATTTAATTGTCGAGAGGGGCGTGATTGCCCTTTTAGAAAGAAAAAGCATGACGACCACCAACAAAATCTTTGAGTTTATTTCTAATCAAGACCGTATGGTGACGCTCAAGGAAATCCAAGACGGCTTGGAAATCAAGGCATCTGCGGTCTCTGGGTTCTTGGCGGCGCTGTGCAAATCTGGGAGGCTGACTAGAAAGAAGATCAAGCGCACAAACGGCAGCGGACCAAAAATGCAATGGGCTTACAAACTTGTTGCATCTTCGCAACAAAACGGCTAAAATTTTGGTGGGAACGTGCGTCCTCCTCCGCACTATTCCTTCAAGCCCCTCTAAGACCCCTGGCCCACAAGGCTGGGGGTCTTTTTTTATACGGACTGGAATATGAAACAACCTACAATCATTATTGGCTTGCTGGGCAAAGGCAAGAACGGCAAGAAGGCCGAAGGCGGCCTGCTAGAGCCGGAAATGGAAATGCCAGAAGCTCTGACGGATGAAGCCGTCAACACGGAAAACAAAGCCAATGCCGTGATGAAGGCCAACTACGGTCCGTCCGAGGACAAGATGCGGTACTGTGGCAATTGCGAATACTTCTCAACTGAGTACCCGACCCTCGGCAAAGGCCAGGGTTTCTGCGAGGTCTGGGAGTTCAAATGCTCGGACAAGAACCTTTGCGCTGCTTACGAGTTTAAGAAGCCAGAGGACGAATATGAAATGGAAGGAGAAGATTAAATGCCTTTTGCTTCGAAAGCCCAAGCCCGCCTCATGTACGCCGTAGAGAAGAACCCAAAGTTGAGTAAAGAACTCGGGATTCCCATGTCTACCGCCAAGAAGATGGTCAAAGAAGGCCAGTCCAGCATGAAAAAGCTACCCAACAAGGTCAAGAAGAAGAAGTGAAGGGAACCCCAGAGACCTACCTAAGCCTGTGGGAACACGCCAAGTCTCAGGTCTACCCAGAGATTGACGCCTACGAGGAAGAGGTAGGTTACAAAATTGATCCTGATTTTTGTAACAATCTGGGACTACATACCCAGGTCTGCATCAAAGGTTCTAACATCTGTTATGCCCACGGCAGGGTGGTCTACAGCACGCTCCGCAAGTTCATAGCGGATAACCCCCAAGACTTCTACACGGTCATGGAGACTGGTACGGCAAGGGGATTCTCAGCCGTCTGCATGGCAAAGGCATTGGATGACGCCAAGGTCAAGGGCTCGATTACGACCTACGACATCATCCCGCACAACCAACTGCTCTACTGGAACTGCATAGACGACCACAAGAAGGGCCTCCAGACCCGCCAACAGCTTTTGGAGCCGTGGAAGGACTTGCTGCACTACATCAGATTCATAACCGGGGACACCAAAACGACGCTGAAGCGGTCAGAGGTGGACTTCGCATTTCTAGACGGCGGCCATACCTACGAGGATGTGTGCCATGAGTTCAACCGTCTGGTAAACCCTAAGGTCGTGGTGTTCGACGACTACACCCCCCACCAGTTTCCGGGGGTCTGCAAGGCAATAGACGAAACACCCCTAAAGAAACGCTACCTCAAGGCCGCTCGCGGCTACGCCATAGGAGTCAGGAAATGAAAGACGTCTGGGAAAAGGCTAGACCCAAAAAGCTCGGCAAATCCAAGCCCCTGTCCAAGAACCAAAAGACAGCCGCCAAGCGTTTCGCCAAGTCCACGGGGACCAAGTATCCTTCTCTGGTGGCAAATATGCGTGGCGCACAGGCTAAGAAATGAAAGTCAAGGATGCTGCTAAAATTTTTGAGAAGTATGACAGTCGCACCACTCGGGCGATGTCTGAACATAATCGCAAAGGTGGTAGTGTTCGCAAGCCCGTCCGGACAACTAAGGGTGCAAGCCCAGGCGACCAATGGGACAGAGCCAAATTCATCTACCGCAAAGCCGCCCAAGCACTCACTGCTGGACACCCTCTCAAAGACAAGAACGGAACGCCTACACCCGCAGCCCTCCAGTTCAAACGATGGGCAGCCAAAGTCCCGCAAAACCGCCAAGACCTCCAAGAGCTCAAAAGCCTCGGGGAAAGGCTCAAAGCGAAATACAAGCCGAAGTAAGCCATGAACGACTACGGAGAGATGTTCTACGGCACTCTGCCACCGGACACCAAAGACTTCCGGCAAGTGCTATCCGGCATTGGCAAGATGTTGCGAGATCGGGCCTTAGCCGCCGGAGAAAGAATAGGACAATCCGGGCAAGAGGCTATTGCGCTGCAAAATCAAATTTTTGGCGACCCCAACCGTCCGTTGCGGGTTACAGACGAAAACGCATTGCGTCGGTACACAGACATGATTATGGGCGGGCCGTTGGGGTTTGCTCCGGCTGGCATTACTGCCTACCACGGCTCTCCATATTTGTTTCGGCAACTTAACCCCGCAAAAGTTGGAACTGGAGAAGGGAATCAGGCTTACGGCGTGGGCGCTGGTTATACTTCCGAAGGTAGGCCTGTTGCAGAAAGTTACCGTGCTAGTGTTGCAGCGCAAAAGCAGCGTTCTGGGCAAAACATGGGCGAGATTACCATCAACGGCAAACCAATCAACTGGGACAAACCAGAAGAAGTGGCCGCTTTTGAATTGGCTCGCCATGCGGGTGATCGAAAAGCCGCCGCTGATTTTCACGCTAGAACATTTTTAGGTGGCGAAAATAATCCAGCGGTCAAATTATTGCGGTCCAAAAAAGACCTCCCTAAAGCAGATATGCCGGGTTATCTCTATAAAGGCGACATTCCCGACGAAATCCTGCCTAAGTTCCTAGATTGGGATAAGCCGCTGAGCCAGCAGTCAAAAGAAGTACAAAAAGCACTTGCAAAACTTGACCCAGATTTTTTTTCTCCCAAAGGAGGAGATTATTCTCCAGAAGAATTGGGCCAAATGATTTATGCAAGAATTGCCAACAGCCCGCTTGCAAAAAATCAAGCCGAAGCAACCGCAGTTTTGGAAAGCGCGGGTATTCGAGGCATCCGTTACTTAGACCAAGGAAGCCGTGGAGAAGGAAAAGGAACATCTAACTTCATCCCATTCCGCGCAGAAGATTACAAGATTCAAGAGATCAACGACATCCCAATAGAAGATTGGATTCGTAGAGGGTTGCTCGGACCATAACTGTTGTATAATTACCACACTTACACCGAACAACCCAAGAGGATTCGGACATGGAAACCGTTAAAGAAACACCAAAAATCGGAGAAGGACTCCCCGGCCCAGGAAGGCCCAAGGGAACGCCTAACAGGGCCACAGCGGTCGTCAGAGAGGCGATTGCAAGGATGGCCGAGGACAACGCCGAGAACTTCAACCAATGGCTAGCACAGGTCGCCGCGAGCAGTCCTGAAAAGGCGTGCGACATTTACCTGAAAGCGATTGAGTACCACATACCCAAACTGGCTCGGACTGAGGTTACGGGCGCAGAGAATGGACCGCTGACCATAAAGGTGGTCACGGGCATATGACCGAGGTAGTAGTTGAAACCGGATACAAGCCACGAGAGCAACAGCGAGAGATTCACGATGCTGTGGCGGCAAATCGCTTTGTGGTGGTGGTGGCTCACCGGCGTATGGGCAAGACGGTGGCGGCACTTAACCAACTCATTCACTCAGCCCTCGAGTGCGAGAAGCCAAACCCGCGTTTTGCTTACATCGCGCCAACCTACGGGCAAGCCAAGCGAGTGGCCTGGGACTACCTATGCCAGTTCACACGACCGCTCGAAGCCACGGCGAATATCTCGGAATTAAAGATAGACTTCTACGGACGCAGAATACAACTGTACGGCTCAGACAACCCGGACTCCTTGCGGGGGCAGTACTTTGATGGCGTAATACTGGATGAGATCGGTGACCAGAACCCAAAGATATGGAATGAGATTGTTCGCCCTGCTCTCGCAGATCGCATGGGCTGGGCGTTATTTCTAGGAACCCCAAAGGGTGCTAACCACTTCAAAGACTTCCGAGACCGCGCTGAAAAAGAACCCGGCTGGCGACTACTTGAGTTCAAAGCTTCGCAGACGGGCATACTTCCGGAAGCTGAACTGCTCGCTGCCAAGAAAGAAATGGGCGACGACAAATACGCTCAAGAGTTTGAATGTTCATTCGCGGCTGCAGTCGAAGGTTCATATTACGCCGCTTTACTTAACGCTCTCCCGCCAGAAAGGTTTACGGAATTTGCGCGGGACGATCTCTGTAAGACGTATACGGCATGGGACTTGGGTGTTGGTGATTCCACGGCCATCTTCGTCTGCCAGGTCGCGGGGCAAGAGCGTCGCCTACTTGATTTCGTGGAGAACCACGGAGTCGGACTAGACTGGTATGTCAACTGGATCAAGAACAACGGTTACACGCAGGCAGAACACATCCTGCCGCACGACGTAGAGGTCAGGGAACTGGGAACCGGCAAGAGCCGAAAAGAGATTTTGCAAGACCTAGGATTGAACATCACAGTCTGCCCGAGACTGGGTGTAGATGACGGAATCCAAGCGGTT